CGTCCCACAGATGTCTACGATTGCTGCGGTGCTTGACTACTCCCTGATGGTGGACGCCGGTGGCGCAAACGGCCCCAAGAAGGCCAACGCCATGTTCACCATTCAGGAGATTATCTCGCAGACGGTAGACGCGTTTGCCCAGCGGCAGGAGTTTTTTGCGTGTGGTAACGGGAGTGATGCGATGGCGTTCTCAGCTTCCAGCCTGACCGTCCCCGGCGCAGGCCAGACGCTGACGCTGACCACGACTGCCGCGGCCACACCTGGCCAGACCAAGGGCGGCGTGCGGCTCAAAGCCAACCAGTACTACCAGTCCTACGACACCACGACTGGGTTGCCCGAGGGCACGATCCTTGTGACCAGCTCGAACAACAAGTCCACGGCGACTGTGACGTTGCTCAGCGGGGTAGTGACCAGTGGCAATCCACTCTGTGACGTGGGTGGCTACAACGGTGCGCCGGTGGGCGTCTCGGGTCTGATCGACGACAACAACCGCGTCATTCAGGGCCGCGACTCCTCGGTGGACACCATCCTGAACTGCCCGAGCGTTGACCTGAACGGCAACAAGTTCACGGTGACAGACCGGGAGACAGTCAAGACGCAACTCGTTGTGCGCAACCTGAGCAAGGCCGAGCGCGGAGGCTTAAACAACCTCGTCACTCCGGGCCTGATGTCCGACCTGCGCAAGCAGGGCTACGGCTTCCACCGCACCAACGGTGATGAACCCGTAGTGGACATCGCCGGGGGCTACAAGGACGCCGACGGCACGCGCATCCTTGAGATGAGCAATTGGGAGGAGGATCGCAGCACTTTCTGGAAGGGTGATGCACTGCAGAAGCACACCCAGTTCCCGGTAGGCGATCTGATGCCCAACGGCAACAACCTCGACTGGTGGAACCTGCCCGGTGCGAATGGCACAGGGTCGCGTTCCTACTACCGCCAGTGGGGGACGAGCTGGACGTGCGCACTTGTTAATCCCAACTGTGTCACGACAGTAAAACGCGCCAGCTTAACTTCGATTGTCACGCAAGTTTCGATTGGCGCAGGCAATTAGTTGATAACAAAGGACTTACGTCGATACCGGTCGGCGCTAGGTCGTTCCTTGAAACCCAAGCATTCGTCGTCAGGCCAGCCTGCGCGTTTGCGTTTAGCGATAAGGAGTGGGCTGAGGTTTAGAATCTCGGCCCATTCCCCTACGCAACGAGTTTCGTTGTTGTGGGTTAGGTAGACGTTGTTGCGCTTGTTTCGAAGGTTAACTTTCTTTGGAACCCAATGGACGTTCATCGGCCAGTTCTTTGATAAGCATTCTTCGCAAGAACCACACGAATAGTTACCTTCGTTGTCCATGCGGTCAATCTCATGTTTTGGGGGCGGATCACCGAGAAGCGCGTAGAAGTTTTCGAACCTTCGAAGGCCATTGCAGGCGGTGATACCGCGGTCGATGTAGTCTTTAGCGGACTTCGTGTTGGGGTTATTGACGCGAGTGAGCATATCAGTCCATCGGCAATACACGGGAGTCCTTGACATGCCGTGGGTGGTACTAGCGGTCAGGCACGCTTCATGTCGATAGCAACCGCAGGATTTAGTTGTTCCCTTCTTGAGTTTATAGAGAGCGACAATGCTGAAGCTGCCGCAGTCGCATCGACACAGCCAATAACTTCTAGCGTTATCGTCTCTGGTATAACCGACGAGTGAGTAGACGGTTAGCCGATTGAACTTTTGTCCAACGTAGGACTTCTTATGGTTGTTCTTGGAAGTAGGCGGTCTGAGTTTGGCGAGAATGCTATAATCCGGTTCACGCATCGAATGCTCCTTCAAGTGGATTCGGTGTAACGTGGGCGGCGACTTCAAGGGTCGTCGTCCACCCCGCAATTATACCACAGATGGAGGTCACTAAATGTCTTACACCACCGCACTTGCCTCGTACCAGCCAGGGCCGGGGACTGACAACGATGGACAAGGAATGCTATTTGAAGATGTCTCTGTCACTGGGAGCGGGGACACCAGCGGAACTTACGTTACAAAGTACGTGAAGCAACCGCAGAGGGCACTTGGCCCATTCGTCGTCACCTTCAGTGGACAGACAGCGACTATCAGTGGCCCATCCCTGACTGGCACGCAAACCCTGCGGATTATTGGATTCGCATGATCAACCCGCACGACGGCGCAGAGGGGTGGTTGCCCAACGAGCCACCCCCGAGCAACTTTGACCAGACGGCCTACCAGAAGCGCATCAACGACATCGTTGGCACGCGGGACGGTAGGCCCATCATTCGGCTTGCGTGGGCACCTGAGGAGTTTCGCTGGTGGCCCATTCGGGTTGGCGAGGAAGAGGTGCGTGGGTACACGTTCCCGATCTTTCACGCCTTCACCACGGCTGATGGCGAGCTGGTTGCCGCCCCCCGCTGGGTACTGATGGAACGAGTCGAATCAGCCCACTACGCCCCGACGCCGCAGTTCTGGGAAGCCAAGCGTTACAAGATTGACGATGGCTCACTCTGGGACTTGAGCGGCCCGATACCTGCTGAGAAGTACATAGAACTTCGTTGTCACTCGTACCATGATGGTCTATGCTGCACCTGCATCGGGACGACCTGTAAGTGTGGCATCGAGTATGCCCACTGTTGGGGCCGCTATGCCGAACCCGATAACCAGTTGCTGGAGTGGGTGCGCAAGGTGAACTACGAAGTCAACCACGACGCAGATGTGAAGCCTGACGGTGACGTGCGCTACTTTGAAGCGAAAGACTCGCAGCGCAGTCTGGCCTCGCTGATCATCGACAGCCAGCAGCGCCGCGCCGAGGATCGCAGGATCTACAACGACTACATGCTAGGCCACTGGGAGCGCAAGCCGCACTCAGTGATCTTGCCAAGTTAGATTTCGTGGTTGCAGGCGAGCCAAGCGAGGGAAGTATGATAAATCCAACCTAAAAGGCAAGCTTGTTCAATTAGACCCAAGGTGGTGCGTCACCTAACCAACAACGGACGGTACTGTAGCCACGATACAAGTTTTAGCGTGAAGCCCAACTAGGGCACAGAGGATCGATCAATGTCAGCAGTCGTAGAGGTAAGTGATGGGTATCCAGTGGACGGACGACCATTTGAACCACCCGCAATCAACCGCAACAACGAGCAGCCGCGCTACATCACCTTCGTCGGGAGCGTCATCGAGGCGAGTGTCGCCTTAGACCGCCCGTGGACGCGAGGTGGCGGGATCGAGATCGGCAACCCGTGTCTGCGCTACACCAAGCACTACGTGCGCAAGGGCCGCATCACGCCCGTGCTCAAGGACGTGCACGACTGGGTGACACAGGACTACTGGGAGAAAGCCACAGGCCGCGACGCCAGCTACTTCCCGCGTCAGGTACCACCCGGCTACGTCTCCCCGGCTGACGACAGCGGACGGCCCAGCCCGATTCGGGCGATGTACGGCAAGGTTGCAGTGCCCGGTGAGCAGATGGACTCGATCCTCAACGGCTCAGCCAACGTGCTCGACCGCACGAGGCGCGGCGTCGTCGAACTGACCGAACTCCTCGGCCACGAGTACAACCCGCAGGAACTAGGCAACGGCATCGTCACCGACCCGACCATCTGGCAGATCCAACGCGCTATCTTCCCTGACTATCCACTGGTGCTCAAGGATGGGCGACCCACGGTACTACTGGACGACATCGAGGAAGTGCTCCTTGACGCTCAGCGCCACACCGCTATCCGCTCCATCGTGGACAAGTACCTGACTTCGCTCAACCAGTTCCGCGACTACGCCAAGGGCTCAGTTGACCAGACTCACTACCGAATGCGTGAGTCAGCGGTGAAGTCCGACGCAGGCTACATCTGGAAGTACACCGAGTTGGACTTCGTGCTGATGGAGCAACTGGGCGTGCAGCGACAGGACAGGGAGATTCGCAATGCCGCGACTCGCGTGGAGTCAGACCCTGAGTTGCGCGACATGTTTAAGCAGTTCATTGCGCTTCAAGTGGAGGAGAAGCAGGCCAACGTGGAGCGATTGAAAGGGTTGCAGCAAGTAGTTGAACCTAAGATTGACGCAAACACGATGGCTGCGGCCCCTATAGCCAAGCCAACAACCTACACCTGCGAACACTGCAACGAAGAAGTGAAACTGAACGCGAAGGGGTTGCACGTTGGGCGTTATTGTAAGGTGCTACATCCGAAGACGGAGGGTTAGTTGGGCCTATCAATTCAGGATATCTGTACCAATGTTCGTTTGAGGCTTGGAGATCCGCGGAGCCAAGCCCCGAATGACCAAGCCGTCTTGAATGCGGTATGCTCGCAGGTACGCGCCCTACTGAGGTTTAGGCGCATTACGGGCAATCCGTGGAATCTTAATGATGTAATCATCAACGTTGTTCCGAATCAGGATACTTACACGATTAACCAGCCTGACTTTGGATCGCCGTTGGCTGTGCTGAGCTACAACCCGTCGGCTCCGCTGTGGATTCCGCGTTTGATCAAAATCTACGAACCGCAGAACTTGTTTCTTGATCTGCCACCGCTTCCGCAGAGCATTGCCGCCAACGCTTACATCCCTTGGGACGGAACGTGGTCAACCGCGCAACGGGTAGCGTTCTACTGGAGGGATAATCAGGCCTACGTGCAGTTCTGGCCCATGCCCTTGATGGCATCTGGCTACCAGTGTCGTTACCTCCAGAATGCTGACGGTGTTAATCAGGCCAGCCTGTCGAGTTCGCCGCTACCGTCTGAGGACGACGATCTGGTCGAACTGCGCGCCGCCACGTCACTCCTTCCGATCAGCGACTGGCAGGCACCGGAATCACCCGAAGGCGTGCGTTATAACGCGGAGAAGCGACGTGATCTGGCGACGACGTTAGCAAACGATGAGCGTGAAGCTAGAGCGTTGTTCGAGGCCCAGATGCGTCAGCCCACGGGGCCTCGGATCTACCGTAGATTTGACCCCTCCGTGTGTTAAATGGAAACCTCCCCGCTCAAATCCGGCGACAAGCTCCCGACGCACCCGAACCACACGACCAGTCTGCGAGTAGTCAAGTATGGTCGGGTGCATGATGATGCGGACGGTCACGAATTGGCCTCGGGCCTCCACCGCGCCGAAATCTCCATGCTCAAGTACCACGAAGGTGATCTGGGTCATCTGTACCGCTATGCCATTGTGGCCGACGGTGACGGCAAGAGAATTTTCCACACCAGAAAACTTGTTACGATTGAGGTTACGTGCGAGAACGCCGAGGTATAATCCCCTGCCGTGGCTACCTTCAATGAGATCCTGAAGCAACTGATTGCTGCCACTTCTGAGCAGCGCGCCAAGGCTCTCTCCATCATTCAGGAAACCAACCCTGAAGCCTACGTTAAGTTCGACGCCTTCTTTAAAGCCAACAAGGGCTGGGCTGACGAAGCGCTTGGTTATGAGCACTGGCTGCGCAAGTTTGGCCCGCACACGTTCACAGGGACGTTTGCATGGTTTCATCATGCGTTTTGGCAGTGGTACTGGCCCATCGCGCTGCAGGTGCAGGATGGGTTTCAGCCCGACCTCAACGACCTCGTCTGCCTCCTGCCGTGGTCACGTGACACAGGCAAGTCGTCCCATAGCGAGTGGTCGGCGATTGCCGAAGGCGCACTAATCCGCAAAGGCTACGTGCTGTGGGTGAGCGCCAAGCAGGAGCAGGCGCAGGAGCACGTCACCAGCATCCGCGAGCGCATCGAGTCGGAGAAGATTGGCAAAGTCTACCCGTGGCTGGGCAAGCCCAAGGTGGGCACGCACGGCAACAAGTTCGGCTGGGGCAAGGAGTTCCTGATGACTGACGGCGGCTGGGCTGTGCGACCAGCGGGACTTGACGCCTACCTCCGTGGCGGCAAGGTACTGGACATGCGCCCGACGCTCATCATCGTGTCAGACGTAGACGAGATTGGTGACTCACCGAGCGTCGTGCAGAACAAGGAGCAGATGCTCACGCGCTCAGTCCTCCCAATGGGTAGTGCGTCAACGCGGATCATCTTTGACCAGAACCCGATTCACGCCAACTCCGTGATGAACCGCATCCTGACGCGCACCAGTTCGGCGCTCTCGATGCGGCGAGTGATTGGCCTGCGCGATCAGCCTATCCCCGCTTTTGAGAACATCCGCGTCGAATTCCAGCAGACCGACCACGGCCCACGATACATCATCGTCGGCGGGACACCCACGTGGGCCGACATGGACATCAACAAGTGTCAGGCCTTCCTTGACCGCTCCGGCTACGAAGCCTTCATGGCCGAGTACCAGCACGATCTGGAGATTGCGCAGGAGCCAAGAGTGTTGCCGGAGTACGACGACCGCGTGCTGCGACTGCACGTGATCACATGGTCGCAGTTCGAGGCCCGCTACCACCATCGGCGCATCCCCAGCGACTGGGCAGGCTCAGTCGGGCTAGACCTTGGTTACACCGCTAAGCACAAGTCATCGTGGACATTCACCGCCAAGGTGCCGCAGGCGTATGAGCTCGCTGGCTCAATCTTCCGCTATCGTGGTCGCTCGTTCACGGGCCTCGGTATCGATGAGCAGGCCATCACTGTGCGCAGCGAACTCTGGCCCAAAGAGAACATCGACATTCAGATGATGTCGCATGAGAAGCTGGGTGAGCGTCTCGTGCTGGCGCAGAAGCATGGCTGGCACTTCCAACCCTGTGACTCAG